ATCTCCGGACCTCACAGGCATGAAAGCATTCGCTGAAGTAACAGGTTTGGTATCAAATGCGTATCATGGACAAAATGAAGTCTCTATGATACGTAGTTTTGAAAGCCCACCAATCATTTTATCAGGACCATTATTTAAAAGAATATTTGAACTTACAGAAAAAGAAGCTCTTCACGCAATTGGATTAAGTGATTTAAAAAATAAATTTCCTAAGGTTCAAGGAAGAGCTAAACAAATTTCTACTTTTACCCAAATGCAATCTAATTCAGATTTTTGGAAAGGTGGAATAGATGATGAAGATAGACCTGGTGGTTTGTTATTGCATGTGAAAGGAAATGTAACAGGTCAATTCAATCAAGACATGTATACCGAAATATTAAGAGGTGGTAGACGTGTTATAATGCTAAATGATGATACCATTGAAGAACAGGAGTTTGAAGACGAATTAAAAGGCCTTCAATCCGAATTCAGAAAATTAGTCCATGAAATTTTTAAAAAGAAATTAGGAATCAAACCTGATAGCCCTTTATCTTTTTCTGATAACAATTATCCTGAAAATATATTGCGGACTGAATTAGATGGACGACAAAAAGCTACCCTCATTAAAAACTATTTGGATGGAATGGAAAAGCTTCTGAAAAATAAGAAGTATAAAGAAGCTGTTTCAGATATGATGTTTGATATGATTGCAGTAGGTGATTATGAATATAACGAAATTACTATGGAAAAAGTAAAGTTAATTTCAATTTATGTCACAAACTCAAATATAGATCGCTCAGACGTCGATGATCTAAAAAAACAATTTAAAGTTCCTATCTATCCAAATGCTTCTCGAACACAAATTGAGAAGATCCTCCAAACAATAAATTCTTAAAAAAATACTTGACATTTTGTTGAATATATCGTATAATAATACTATTAAATAATAAATTATAGGAGCACATGGAAGCACGAAGAAAATGCGATCCGGAGTTGGGTCAATTAGTAAGTGAACACTTGGAAAGTCTTGGTTTAGAAACACCTATGACACAAGTTCGAAAAAATTATGATAGTGAGGCAGCAATTGAATCTATCAAAGGAAACATGACGGAGATTATGACATCATTAGGATTAGATCTTAAAGATGATTCATTACAAGATACACCCAAAAGAGTAGCACAGATGTTTGTGAATGAAATTTTTTGGGGTCTTGATTATGATAGATTTCCTAAATGTACAAAAATTGAAAATAAGATGAACTATAAAGGTTCATTTGTATTAGAGAGAAATATCAATGTTCAATCCTATTGTGAGCATCACTTTATTGTTATTGATGGTGTTGCTAGCGTCGCTTATCTCCCAGACAAATATGTTTTAGGGTTATCTAAGCTGAATCGAATTGTTCAATTCTTTTCAAAACGTCCTCAAGTTCAGGAAAGACTTACTGAACAAATTAGGGCAGCAATTGCATTTGTTGCCGGAACAGAAGATGTTGCAGTTCAAATAGATGGTGCACATTTCTGTGTTAAATCACGAGGCATTCAAGATCTTAGATCTACAACTGCTACATTCTCAGCGTCAGGGGTTTTTGAAGGTGGTGCCCAACGTCAAGAATTCTTAGCAGGATGCCGCTCTTTAATGGCTTAATATGACATATATTTCACATGAAATTCCCAGATGTTTAATAGATGAACATCAAGATTTTATTAGCGATTATCAATTTGTATTACTTCACAAAATTCTAGAAGATAAAGATTATGCAGAGATGGTTTGTGAATTTGCAGGGTGTGGAGAATTTACTTATCTTGATAATAGTTGTTTTGAATTAGGAGAATCATTAGATAATGATATTCTTTATGAATGGTTCACAAGGTTAGAACCAGATTATGTTGTCTTACCAGATGTTCTTGGAGATAAAAAAAGAACATTGGAAAGGTCTTTTGAATTTGTTGATGCTTATCCCGACACTGTCATTCATGGTATGCCTGTTATTCAAGGTTCTACACCAGATGAAATGATTGAATGTTATAATGAATTTATGAAGTTTGGATTTCCTATAATTGGTATTCCATTTGTATATTCTTGGATCGATAAGGATCCAACTCTTCAAGCAAATGAAAGAATTAAATTACTTGAAAAAATGCATTACGAATGTATTAATAAAAGTTTAAAACATCATTTATTGGGAACCTGGCAAGCAAGAGAGTTCGCGCATTATAGAAATTATAAATGGATTCATAGTATAGATACTTCTAATCCGGTGATGTCAGCATTAGATGGTACTCCTTATGCAGGTATTCATGGATTGACACAAAAACCGAAATCAACATTTGATTCCGTTTATGATATGAAAGAAGAAGATATTAATTTAGATCTTTTATATTATAATGTTGATACCTTCAGAGAAATTGTTACAGGAATTGGCTTTAACGCCGAAAGGCGTTCTGCTAAGTTTCCCGAAAGAAAATATCCAAAGGATTTGGATTATTACAAATATTCTACATATTCAGGTACACATGGCAAGTAAAATAGATCCCGACCATTATCATAGTAATACTAACTTAGAAGCAATTGATGTTATAGAAGCGTTTGATTTAAATTTTCATCGTGGTAATATTGTTAAGTATGTATTACGAGCTGGTAAGAAAACGGAAAAAGGTTATGAAAATAAAGAAAAGCAATTAGAAGATTTGAAAAAATCAAAATGGTATCTTGAAAGATTAATCAAGAATGTTGAAGAAGGTTAATATGGATTTACGTGAAGCCAGAGATAAACTCCCAAAGATTGAAAATAATGTTGCTGTTATATTATCAGGTGGCATGGATAGTTCTATTGTTACAATGCTGTTGGCCAAACATTATGGACCAGAAAAAGTATTTGCTTTAACATTTAATTACGGACAAAAACAAGTAGCTGAATGTGGAAAAGCAAAAGAATTGTGTCAAGAATTAGGTGTGGCACATAAACAATTAGATATTGGTTATTTTGGAGAATTAGTTCAACCTATTAGTGCAAATATATCTGGCACTGATATTGATATGCCCGACATTAAAGAAGTATTAGGAGATCCTCAACCCGTAACATATGTTCCATTTAGGAATATGATGTTATTGAGTAATGCTTGTGCTTTTGCAGAAGTGGTAAAGGCGGAATATATTTTTTGCGGTCTTCAAGTTCATGATGAATATGGTTATTGGGATACTAGTCAAGCTTTTGTAGATGCGTTAAATGGCATCACAGTACTAAATAGAACATTCAAGACACAAATTATTGCACCGTTCTCTTTATTAAGTAAAAAAGAAGAACTTAAAATTTGTAAAGAATTAAGAACATACCATTTATTAGTACACACTTTAACATGTTACGATCCGGATGAAAAAGGAAAAAGTTGTGGGACATGTCCTTCATGTAGTGAACGTATTAAGGCATTTATGAATATTAAAGATCCGGATCCTATTCAATATCAAAAGGAGATAAACTGGCATGTGTAGTATTTCCGCAAGTAAGAGCAAAGAAGTTTTATTAAAATTAGTAGAACTTAATAGATATCGAGGTGAAGAATCACATTCGGTTTCACAGTTTTTATATCACGAAGATCTAGATCCCGACGCCAATGGTTTGTATCTTAAAGAACAGATTAAATCATATGGTCCTTTAGATGTAAAACACTTAGATGGTGAATGGGATTATTGTGTTGTTCATCAACAAGCGCCCACATCAAAAGAAGTTAATAATACTGATTTAGCAATAGGCAGATTTATTCATCCAGCTGTGAAAGGAAAATCTTATTTGTGGCATAATGGTATTATTAAAGAAGGAAAATTTGAAGGTGATTGGGATACAGAATGGTTGTTTGATATTACATTAGATGATTTGAAAAAAAGTCCTCTTAAAAGATTTAATGCTAAAATAAGTGAAGCAGATGGTACATTTGCATGCATGATGCATCACGATAGTAGTATGTTTATATTTCGTAATGAAATTAGTCCTTTGTTTAGTGAAGGGTCATCCTTTTCTTCTACTAAGTTTGAAAACTCTATTCCAGTGCCCGCAAATACAATGTGGGAATTAGATTATGAAATAGGTGGTTTAGTAAAACAATGGAATTTTGAAACAAAAGAAAATCCCTATCATTTTGGAGAATAATGTTTATACATCCCGTGAATGCCTCTACTGAGGTAACAAATATCGATGATACAATGATTCAACCAAATACTGTTGATTTACGAGTCGATAAGGTTTTTAAAATTGGTCGAGGTCCAATGCATATAGATGAAGGTAAAAAAGAACATAGAAAATCAATAGAACAAAAAGTCGATGAAAATGGTAACTTTGTTTTAGATCAGGGTGCTTGTTATGAAATTCAGTCTAAACAACATGTAGAAATAGCAGAGGGCGAAATTGCAATTATTCTTGGCAGAAGCACTTTTAATAGAAACGGTGTTTTAATTATTAGTTCAATTTATGATTCGGGCTTTAAAGATTATGCAGGAGCAACTTTATATAATATTGGGGGAGAAACAACGGTTAAACCTAATACTAGATTTGCTCATTTAGCTATAGCAAAAGCAGAATCATTACATAAATATGATGGAGACTATGGCGAAAAAAATTGATAATAAAGAAACTATAATAAAAATGCTGACTCCTGAAACATTCAATTTGGATGTTAAGAAGTTGTCAGATAAAATGCCGGTAATGGATGCAATTTTACATTATTGTGAAATGAATAAATTAGAATATGAAACAGCTGCTTCTTTAATATCTACAGACTTAAAAAGAGTTTTACGAGCTGAAGCGGAAGAATTAAATTTCATACCGACCACATCAAAGTTGCCTATCAATGTTTGAGAGAATTAAAAAAAATTGGGAAAATATATGGTTGCCTCGAATTCGAGAGGGAAAAACAAAAATTGAATTAGAACGAGATAGAAATTATGAAACAAGATGGGTTTGGTATCACACTATTCTTGCTATAGAGCAAGTTATAATTATTATAATATTATTAGGAATTTGGTGGAAGTTATAGACATATGAATAATAGAGTAGGTAGACATACACACTTATTTCAAGAAGAAGATTTTGTTGGACATTCTGGTGATACTTTAAATTGGAAAATTGAATGTGATGCTATTGATATAGCCGAGTGGAAATGTATTGCAAGAATGATTTGGGAGAGATGCCCACCATTTAAACAAGCCATTGGAATTCCTCGTGGTGGAGTAACATTAGCAGAATGTTTAAATGAATATGCCACTCATAATATGGATCATCCAATTCTAATTGCTGATGATGTATTAACGACCGGTGGATCAATGAATTATTTTATAGATCAATACCTCAGAAATAGAAAACCTCATCCTTATATTGGATGGGTTGTATTTGCTAGAACACAACCACCTGATTGGGTAACCGCCCTATTCCAAATGCCATGAATGAATTTGAGTGTTATAGTCTTTATACCTCTCTTAAATTACATTTCACTACAGATTACGATTACTTTAAGTATAATGGTAAATGTAATGTTACACCGGAATCATTTAATAAACGAAGAGAGCGATTCTTTTTTAAGAAATTATCTAGAGAATATCCGGATCCAGAATTAAGAGATTTTTTAGTATCAAACTTTTTAAGTGATATAAATATGTGGATAGGGGATGCTTTTGGTGAAAAGTGTGTTTCAACCTATCGTGACTGGCGAAAACGTATTGAGAGTTTACAATACATTTTTCGTGAAGATTGTTCGAACATCATGTCAGATGATTCGAATGAATTCGATGCTTTATTTGAAGTAGTAGATGGACAACATCCACCTATTCTTCGTCATGCCTTGGCGAAAAAAATAAACATTGAAACTTTTATCATCCTAGATGATATTTTATGTTTCATACCCAAATTTAATAGAGATCTTCAGGACCCAATCGTGTGGCCGGACTACTATAAGAAGTGTGTGAAATATAAACCATTCTTTGCTCATGAACTTGAATCAAGTAGAAAAAGCTTGAAAAAAGTTCTTGACATTTAATAAAGAATGTTATATAATATATGTTATATTATGATTAAGTGAATAAAGCGTATACAACGAAACAAAGCAGTTATAAGGAGAAATATGTCGTTTGCAGATATGAAAAAGAAAAGAGGTTCCTCATTAAGCCACCTCAGCGAAGAGCTTAATAAAATTAACAATCCCGGATTTGGTGTAGATGAACGTTTTTGGAAAGCCGACTTAGATAAGGCTGGAAACGGTTATGCTGTCATCAGATTCTTGCCCCCTATTGAAGGAGAAGATCTTCCTTGGGTTCGTGTTTTCAATCATGGTTTTCAAGGTCCAGGCGGATGGTATATTGAAAACAGTCTTACTACTCTTGGTAAGAAGGATCCAGTTTCCGAATATAATTCAGGTCTTTGGGCTACAGGTGTAGAAGCGAATAAAGATATTGTTCGTAAACAAAAAAGACGTTTGACTTATTATGCCAATATTATGGTAGTCGAAGATTCAAAGCGTCCTGAAAATGAAGGAAAAGTTTTCCTTTTTAAATTCGGGAAGAAGATCTTTGATAAAGTCAATGATCAGATGAATCCTCAGTTTGAGGACGAATCACCTGTTAATCCTTTTGATTTTTGGGAAGGTGCGAACTTCAAATTGAAGATTCGTAAGGTAGAAGGCTTTACAAATTATGATAAAGCTGAGTTTGCTGGTCCTACTCCAATGTCAGAAAATGACGAAGATATGGAAAAGGTTTGGAAACAACAATATTCTCTTCAAGACTTTTTGAAGCCTGATAACTTCAAGTCTTATGAAGAATTATCCTCACGTTTAAATAAAGTTCTTGGTAAAGGAATTGATCCTTCTATGCAGAGAGCTGAAGATACAGTGATAGGTCCTGTTGATCATACTAGTGTACCTTTTGATGGTGGAGTTCCTAATAGGCCTGCACCGCAACCAACTGTAATGGATCAGGGTAGTAGTGCACAGAGTGATAATATGGATTCTGGAGAAGGAGATACTCTTTCTTACTTTGCTAAGTTAGCTGAAGAAGAATAATATTAATTATTCTTTTTATTTAATGAATCTTTTATACTATTAGCGTCAGCGCGTTCTTTCTTTATATTGTTATTGATGTTATTAATTTGTTGTGAATTGTCCTGTAAATTAGTTTGAGCGCGCTTCGCATCTCTCGCTTCCCTTGCTAATTCTCTCTCTGATTTTCTCTGTGCTTCCTCAGCGGCCACAAGTCTTTTATATGCTTCTGGATCTTTTCTTTCCATTTCAGCACGTTGGTAATGTTTTGAATCGCTACCAAAAATTCCTTTCGCTGCCTTTTTCCCCAAAAACCCCATATCCATCATCAATCCCGCGATAAATTGAGGGATCTTCCGGACGAAGCTAAAAACTGGTTCGAGAACATGATCGTAAAGTGCATCGGTTGCCATTGTAAATAATTTTTTAATACCAGTAAATAAAGAAAAATTACCATCTTTATCTCTTAGATTTTTATCAATAAATGCTACTGCATTTTCAAAACCGAATTTTTTTAATATCCAAGCAACTGCTTCACCTAATAGGTTTGGTATAGCAAACAATACATCGTCGAATACAGACTCTATACCTGCCCCTATTGCGCCTGTAATACCACCTTCTTTATATCCGTCCACAATATTACTTATTACATCAAACGCAGAAAAAAGGAACCCAATAGGAATGAATACCTTACCAATAACTTTTGCGATCTTACCAACGAACTTCAAAATATCTTTTAAAGGTTTAAGCCAATCAGTTAAAGGAGCAACTATACTTTTAAATGTTTTTGCGGCTTTTGTAATGACGCCGTCTTTAGGTCCGAATGCACCTTTGAATGAATCTCTGAAAGAATTAAATGTTTTAATTGGATGAGCTAATGCTTCTGCATTTAAAAATCCAAGAGCCCCGAAATTAAGTACGTTTACTAATTTGAAAAATCCTTTGGTAATCTTTAACATAGTGCCAAAGATATTATCGATAGCTGTTAAGAATCCAGTCTTTACCTGCATCAACTTACTACCTTCAGCAAATTGTGGCATTTTAAAGAATGATCCAAACTTTGTATTAAAACCTGCTTTTGCTTTTACTATACCTTCTGCAACATCATCACCTATATTGAAAATTTTACCTTTCAATTTAGAAAACATACCTTGTTTTTTTAATTCAATACCATCAACATCTGACGGATCTAATCCCAGCATTTTTAATTGTTTTGCAAAGAAAGAACCTTTAGCTACTTTACTTGCATCTACAGCTCCATCACCTATATCTAATATATCAGCATGCTTCTTCAAGAACTTTAATTTTGCTGCCGTGGATAAATCTGCTGCTTCATCAGCAAAAGCCAACATCTTGGATTGAGCTTTTATAAATTTTAACTTACTTTTATCGATTCCATCTGTATGTTCAGCCATCCACTGTAACATTTTCGATTGCTTCTTTAAGAACTTTGATTTATCGGCATCGGATAAATCCTCAGCTTTATCTAACCACTTTAACATATTCTTCTGTGTATTGAAGAACTTTAGTTTATTTGCATCTGTTAATTTTTCAGTGTCTGTAGCCCAAGACATCATTCTACCTAAACCTTTAGTAAAATTTGCCTTTTTTACAGATGCAAGACCTTCCGCATTGTTTTCAAATTTTAAAAACTTTGCTACATCATCAAAAAAACCAGTCTTTTGTTTAGTAAGTTCATTAGGAAATTTTTGTTCAAAACCAAAGTACTTTTTCAAATTAAACCACATACCACTTTTGACTTTTCCTAAATCTTTAACATCTTTAGGAGGAAATCCCAAGGCGGTTTTGACTTTATTAAAAAAAGCTATCCTATGGAGTTTCATATCATCTAATATGCCTTTGATTTTATTACCAGTAAAAAAATCTACTAACGACTCTTTGAATAATAGTGCCGCAGCGCCTACTGCACCTACAATCCCGGCAGCCAATCCACCCCAACTAAATTCCATGTCACCTAATGCTTTATCACCCCCACCTTTATCTTTATCTTTATCTTTAGCTAAACGAGCCGCTTCCATTGCCGCTTCTAATCGCTTTCGTTCAGCATCTTTAATAAAGTCAAGGTATTCAGCAAAGAGATCAGCAGTTCTAAATGTATTAGCTTCGACTGATTGTAATAAAGTATTACTCATATCGCCTATGCGAACTGAGTTCGACCAAAATTGTGATTGCTTATCAAATGAATCTTTCATTTGATTTACAAACATTCCGCTAGAAATGGCGTCTGCTCCTAATTGTGCAGATACCTCATCTTGCCATTTTTTTCGCTGAGCATGTTCTTTTGGGTCTGTTTTTACCGTATCAGGCATATTTTTGTCTTTCTTCTTCCATACGTTGATTTTCTTCTTCGATAAATTCAATTAAGAGAGCAACATAAACCTCTCTTTCATATACTATCATATTTTCTATCTCAGTCAAACTCCATTTATGATTTTGCACTAAAGCAAATATGGTTTTATAATAGTTAACTAAACTATTATGACTGAGCATTAACCGAAAAAAGATTGTAGCCCCTCCAAGGCTACCTTTTCGTTTTTACCACACTTTTGACATTTCCACGATACTTCATGTCTCAATTTAGGCATAGTATTAAAATAGGCAACAATCTTACCAAATTGAGCTTGATTTAAACTGTAAATAAAGTCTTCTAATTCTTGTTCCGAACTATTTTTAACATCATGATATTCCTCTTTATCATATATTCCAGCAATACATGCTTTGGTAATTTGAAAGATAGAATCCATTTGAGATTCCTCTGCTGGTCTTGTCATCCTATCAATATCAGGATATCTTAATTGCACTGATATTTTATTATCAAGTTTAATTAGATCTTTATGTTCTTTATTAATATGTAATTTAATATCATTACAATTAATTTCAACTTGTGTGACACCAGTGCATACATCGTCATCCTTATCAGCTGCTGGGTGTCTCATTCCAACTGTTAATATTTCACCTACTGAGCGTGCACGTAAATTTAAAAATAACATTTCAACATCAAATGCTGGTAGGTCATTTGTAATAAGATCTTCATCAAGGCAACAATTTTTAATAATTTGTTTAGTTGCAGAGACAATATCTTGTGTATCACCACCTTCAAGTGCTGTTAATAAAAGCTTTTCTTCTTTAACAAGAAAAGGTCTGTATGTAATCGGCCTATCTACACTATGTAATTTGATCGTATAGGTCGGATTATCTATTACTGGTAAACTCATAATATCTCCAATTCAATAAATTATAACGAAGTCCATTTAAATTCTTTATCTGTCCCTGCCTTCAGCAGCTCTACCGGAAGAACCACCCAGAGTATTCCATTTATGACATGCAAAGTTTACATTAAATTGACCAAGCTGGTTATTCGAATCCCATGACAGGTTGATAGCATCAACATTTATTGGGAATGTATTTGTATATTTAGTTCCGGTCATTGCTTCTGCTTCACTAACCGATTCATTAGATTGATCAAATGCTAGCACCGTTATATCACCTGAATAATTATTAAAATATCTCATATTCCCATCTTCTGTTGGAACACAATAATCCATCCATCTAAGGAAAAAGTTTCTTGCTTCCCATGCATTAGTAATCATAAACTGTAATTGATATTCGGTGTAAGTATTTTCTCTTGCCATTTTACGGACAGGACCATAATGTTTTAAATCTGAAGTAGCTATTGTTCTTGCACCTAAGGGAGCTTGATTACAAAAGAAATCTATTCCTTGTGGTAAAAAAACATCTCCTGGCGGCTTTATCATCGCCACAAACCTATTCATTGGGGCTATACCGCCCGCCTCATCTAATTTAGCTAAAAAATCTTGAGTGTTCATAAGGCCTTTATAATTGAGCGACTATCCATCCAGACTTGTGATTTACTGGCTTTTCTAAAATCTTCAACAGGTAAATGTATTGCTGTATTCCATTCATTAGCAGTAACATGTATAAATGTGCCTGAAGAGTATGTTATATCGTATTTATGTATGGTTGGTTTAACTTCTTTATATTTAACAAAAGGTTTTACATCATTGTAAGAAATGTCTATATAAGTCCTTGAATCATCCTCATTTAAGTTAATTCTGGCAATTAATTTTTTCATTAATGCTTCTCTTAAAGCATATGGTAGATAATGAAAGTTCATTCCTATAAAACCTCTTTGCCAAGATTCAATTGGAATAACTAGCGGAAACCTATCATAATATTGTAACTTATTTTTCCATTTAGGATCATAGTTCATGAAATACATATGACCTAATTTTATTTCTTTTTCTCTAGTACCTTCTGATATAATTTTAAATGGATCTTTAACCATTCGTGATCTACCAATAGTTAATTCCTGACGAAGTTCATTAAACTTTTCCCGCAACCATTCAATTGCGTCATCTGATAATTTTGATAGTTTTAGTGCCATGTATTATTTAGACAATAATTGATCCTCGGTTAATATAACAAATTTCCAATTTTTCCTTTTACAAACTGCACCTGCCGCTTTCCACTTTGCTTCATTAACCCCATATCTTTTCATTTCTAATAAGAATCTACCTTTTTTTCGTTTTCTACCGGTATCTTTAGGGGGAACAGTTTGTTTCTTAGGTTTTATTTCAATTAAGGAAATTTCTATAAGACCGTCATGTTTTTTAGTTTTTACCCAAAAGTCTGGATAGTATTTGTGTATCCTTCTATCAAGTGGGGATCTATATGGAATTACTACTTCTTCGCTAGCCCATTTAATAACATTTGGATTCTCATCACAATATACCATAAAGCGTCTTTCCCACAAACTTCTATAAATTATCTTAGTAGGATCGCCTTTATATTTGCTTCGATTTCTAGGTTTATATTTTCCTTTATAAGCCATATCAATTCGTTATAAATAATTTAATATATTAGGCTATTTATATAAAAATAATAGGATTTTTTTACATGGCAATTTCAGACGACGATAAAAATTTACACTATCCAAATGATCTTAGGAACGGAACTGAAGGACATTGGGTGGAGTTTACAGCTTATCCTTCTCTTTTTGGAGGAAAAACATCTACAACATCAGATTTTACAGTAGCCCTTCCTATGAGCGCGCAAGCATTAATTTCTACTGCTGAAGCTATATATGCTGAACAAGAAGGATTAGGAACGGTATTAACTGAAACTGCTGAAAGAGTTGCTGGTACATTGGAACCATGGTTTACAACAGGTGGCGGCGGCGGAGGGCCTCCGGGTCGGCAGAGTGTATCAACCATTTTATCCGGAATTGCAGATGGAATGAATCAAAGTACTGGTGAAAGTGTAGCAGAGCATGGCGTTGCACAAATGATAAGGAAAAATGATTTTTTAAAAAGAGCTGTCGGTGGTTTAAATGTTGCTGTTAATCCTAAAATGTCTTTGTTATATCAAGGGCCTGGAAAGTTTAGAAAATTTACTTTTGAATTTCCTATGATAGCTAAAGATCCAGGGGAATCAGAAATGATACAAGCCATTATAAAGAGATTTAGGATGGCAACATTACCAGGTTATACAGATTCTCATGTAACTAACGCTCAGACTTCTACAGGAACGAAGGCAAAGAGGGGTGCTGGATCAAACTTCTTTGCGTTTCCAAGTAAATTTATTATTCAATTTGGTCACGCGGGTGGCGGTGGTGGAGCCTCTTTACAAGGTAGTGGTACACCTTTTAAAATAGCACAGAGTGTATGTAATGCTTGTGTGATTAATTATGCTGCTGCCGGGATACCATTCTTTTTTGAGGATAATCACCCATTTGAAGTTAAGATGACCCTTACATTTACAGAAACAATAATTATGACCAAAGAGATGGTAAAGGAAGGGTATTAATGTCTTATTTTAGCTATTTACCAAAAGTAGAATATAATATAACAAAAAGTAAATATTTTGAGACTTCAACAGCAGTTGATATATTTGTTAGAAATTTAATAAAACAGAACGTTATAGATAAAGGTGTAACGTTTGATCTACATACTATTGGAGATGGTGAGAGACCAGATATAACATCATTCATGATTTATGGAGATGTAAAATATGATTGGGTTATATTTTTAACAAATAAGATGTTTAATCCTTATTTTGATTGGCCTTTGAGTAATCAAGATTTTAGAAAATTGCTTCAGAGCAAATATGGTTCATCTGAACGTGCAAGAAAAGTTATTCATGAATATCATCAAATTATACAACCCGCAACAGATTCAGTAAGAGAATTAAAGGTTGTAGTTGATAATGAAACATGGACAGCTTTAGGTGATACGGAAAGAAATCGAATAACAAAATACGATTATGAATTTAAAATAAATGAAAGAAATAGACGAATTAAAATAATTGATAGACAGTATATTGAAAGCATTTTTAAAGAAGCTCAACAAAAACGATATGGAACGTAAAATATGCCTCATGTAGCTGGCCATACTAATTTACCCTTTTGGTTACAAACTGATAGAACTCCTACAACATCACCGATAGAAGAAGCTTCCGGGGCTAGTCTGGCATCACGAATTCCTGGAGATTATCTTATTGAAAAATTGGTTCTTTTGTCACCTAATGTAGATGCAGAAATTGATTTAACACCAACTTTTGATACTATATCTATATTTGAAGATATAAGTAAACCTTATATATTAATGGATTTGTCTATAGTGGAATCATATGGACTAAGAGAATTGATTCCTCTTATTGGTGAAGAATTTATTGAACTTGTGGCATCTACTGCTGGTGTAGTTGCTGGAGAGGGTTCTCCAACAAATAGCCTCTTTGATGGTGTTATTCAGAAAGTTTTTAGAGTGACATCAATGTCACCTATAGTATCAACATCTGAAAGAGTTAAAAATTATGTTTTACATTGTGTTTCTGTAGAAGCAGTTATTAATGAAAAAACTAGAATAAGTAGAGGATATGTAAAATCATCTATTGATAAAGTTGTGATGGACATCTATGAAAAAGAATTTGTTAAACCATTAATGAATGAATATAGTAGTTATGTTGGATTGAGTAAGGTTAAACCATTAGTTATTGAACCAACTGAAGGTACTCATGATATTACATTTCCTTTTAAAAAACCATTTGATATCTTTGATGATTTAGCAGAAAAGGCTTTATCTCTTAATGAACCGGAAGAGGAAGACATACCTTTTACAACCGCTTCGGATTCCGTACCACCAGCAGAACAAACAGGTGGTGCATTGTATATGTTTTATGAAACATTATCTAGTTTTAGATTTGAAAGTTTAGAATCAGTTTTTAAACGTGAACCTAAGCGACATATATATGCAAAGCCTACTCCAATGTTAACTCCGGAAGATCTCCTGAACGGTTTTAGTAATGCAATAGATTATGAAATTGATGGGCTCTTTGATATTGTTGATAACTTACGTGCCGGAATGTATGCTTCAAAATTAATAACTCATGATATGACACGCATGCGATATGATATTACAGGTTATAGTTATATTCTTAGAGATGATACCCCTTTTTCAGCTCCGGAGCCTTCAACAGGCGTAGAAACTGAAACAACAGTCGGCGGCACAGAACCGGAAGCTTCAAAAAAGAAATTACCAGATTTAACTTTATCACTGGCTAGACCTGGTGCGTCTGGTAAATTATGTACAAATAAAAATGATCTTTTACATGATAATGATAATGGTGAACGCTGTAAAATAAAATTTATG